GAGTGCGTTGTCTATGAAGAATACGACAAAACAAAATACATCAAGCTCCTTGGAGAATACATTAGAAAGTTTATTGGAGATAAACTGGAACTCTATGGAACCAAGTAAAGAACTAGAAAAAGCAATTGCGAGTAAGTTTGTAACTCCTCAGAAATTTGCGATGGACATTGAAAAGATTGTAGTTGATGAAGAACTCAATTATATCGATGCAATCATACACTATTGCGAAATTCACAATATTGAGGTAGAATCAGTAACGAAGCTTATATCTAAACCTTTGAAGGAAAGATTAAAGTGGGATGCTACTCGTCTTAACTTTATGAAACCCACATCAAGGGCAAAATTACCTTTATAATGAAGAAATCTGAATTAATTCATTGGAGATTGCAAGCGATGCTTCGTGAGCATTCTTTCCCTGATTTACAATACTTAGGAGTTAGATCTGATAGTATTGGTATGCCACAACATTGGTATCAGATAGGTAAGGCTGAAGTTCCCGTTGACGCAATTACAGAATTAGAATGTGAGGAAACCGAAGAAGAAAGTGACACCGTTTGAAACCTATCAAACTTATCTTTCAATGAAAAGTCATTTTACAAATCGTAAGTATGACTTCTTTAAATATGGTGGTAAATCCCGTGCTACGGTTACTGCTTTTAATCGAAGAAAGGACAAATACTGGTTTGAGAAAACTTCTCGTAAGTATTCTGATGGTCAGATTGTGGACTTTCTTCTTGCCAACTTTGTAACATCGACAAACCCAGAAAATTTATGGATAGGAGAAATTATAAATTCTGGCGAAAGAAACTACTCAGAGTGGATGAAAACTCAGCAGAGTTTAACATACTTGTTCAAAGAACAATCAGAGAAATTACTCTCCGAAAACGACTTGGACAAAGTATTCAACTGCTCAAAGGGACACCCAATCATACTCAAGAAACACTTGGGTGGCAAACTAAACTTAGAGGTCTTAGTAATCTACGAAAAAATATTTTCTTTCGTAAAAAACTTTGACAAAAAACTTGACGACCCAGTGTGGGAATCCGTAAAGTTAAAAATTAATAAGTATAGTCCTTTCATAAATATTAATGTGTTTCACTATAAAAAATTATTAACGGAGGTTATTCGCAATGGTTCTTGATAATGTAACAGTGCTTGGAAATCTTAAATCCCAACTCAAAGAAGTAACAGGTCAATTAAATACTTTAAATGAAACTCGTGTAAAACTTCTAGGAGCAATTGATGTCCTTGAGCAAATCGAGGAAAGCAAGGTGGAACCAGTTCAACCTGTTGTGGAGACTAAGAAAAAATGAGATTTTTTGAATCGGAAATCGTCCGAGAAGAATTATCTGAAATAAACAAATTACAAACTAGCATCTATGGTAAGATGTTTGGTTTTGGTTTTCTTAATGCTACTGATAGGAAAGAGCACGTTGAAAAATTAGAAACTCTTTTAGAGAAACAACGTTGTATGTGGACACGATTATCTTTATCAGATGATCCAGAAGCAAAACAGATGAAAGATCAATTACATAAATCTCTAATTGGTATGGGTTTTCCAGAAGGTACAGACATGGCATCTGTTTTTAGTGCGATGGATGATACTATTGAAAAACTCAAACAGAACGTTGACTAATTAAATCATCTTTGTTATAATCAAATTAATCCCCCGATCAAATTATCCGAGGTAATCCAAATGTCTTTTAATGACTTAAAAAAACAATCTAAGCTTGGTTCTTTGACTGCAAAGTTAGTTAAAGAAGTTGAGAAAATGAATAACAATGGTGCGTCTGGTGACGAACGCACATGGAAGTTAGATGTAGATAAAAGTGGTAATGGATATGCTGTTATCCGTTTCCTACCTGCACCCGAAGGTGAGGATCTACCATTTGTTAAACTATACTCCCATGCCTTTCAAGGTCCTGGTGGTTGGTATATTGAAAACTCTCTGACAACACTTGGTCAGAAAGATCCTGTTTCTGAGTATAACACCCAACTCTGGAACAATGGCACAGACGCAGGAAAAGAAACAGCAAGGAAACAAAAACGTAAACTCACTTACATGAGTAATATTTACGTTGTGAAAGATCCAGCAAATCCAGACAACGAAGGAAAAGTATTCTTGTTCAAATATGGTAAAAAAATATTTGACAAACTAACTGCAGCAATGCAACCAGAGTTTGAGGATGAAGAAGCGATTGATCCATTTGATTTCTGGCAAGGTGCAAACTTCAAGTTGAAGGCAAAGAACGTAGCAGGATACAGAAACTATGATAGTTCTGAGTTCGCTGCAGTAAGTCCACTACTTGATGATGACGATGCTCTTGAGGCATTATGGAAGAAGCAATTCTCTCTTGCAGAGATTGTTGCACCTGATCAGTTCAAGAAGTATGAAGATCTCAAGAAGAGATTAGAGTATGTTCTTGGAAGTAAGAGACCTGCTCAAGATCCAGAAGTCTTTGATGAAGATAATGATCGTGGTGAAGCAGAAGAATTAGTCACAGCTGCTGTATCCGCACCTCCGACTACTTCAACAGTAGACAAAGAAGAGGATGATGCATTATCATACTTTGCAAAACTTGCAGAGGAGTAATGAAATACAATCAAATCTGCTTGACTTTATTAGTCATCGCAGCATGGATTAACTTAATATTTAAATAGGAGTCTCACGACTCCTTTTTTTATGGCATTGTAATATAAATATTTTCTGTTTGTATTGTTTTTTCATCAAGATATTCTGATGACTCTGCATATGTCATTATTTGCCTCATATCATCTAAAAATTCTTGTAGATATTCTTCTCTTAAAATAAATATATTTCTCTTTTCTTCATTCAAACGTGTTTCATATTCAAAATTACTTATACCTACAACTGGATTTAAAGTTGCAGTTGGTTCACCTGGTTTTGGTATCGTAAAATTACTATCAACTATTTTACCTTTGGAAAGTATTAATCTACCATTTGAATCTTTTACCTCTTTAGTTTCAAAAAATCTAGTGGAATTTATTGAATCTCCATATTTATTATCTACATATTTAAATAAATCTTGATTGCTAAGTGGCCATTCATTTCTTACGTTTATAATACCTGCGACTGTTAGTACAATCCAATCAAAATTGGCACTACCAAATAATTCCTCTGAAACAGTGTCAGGTCTTGCACCTTCTGGTATTTGATATTTTTGAAATAATGTGAAATTATTTTGCAAATCATCTCTCATTTTAACACGACGAAAAATATTTTTGACTTCGATAAAATCAAGTGATGACACCTTTTCTGGTAGAAAAGATGGATATAATAAATTTGGTAATTCTCTAAAATATCCCATTAGTATCCAACTGCCTCCGTGCCTGGTCTTGAATCATAATCAATATCATATATTGGTTGAATTTCTTTAAATGTTAAATCTAATAACATTGATACTGGAGTTCCATCATCGTATGTTGTATGAACACCTTCACCTGTATAATTAACAGAACAATTTTCTAGGAAACATTGTTTAAAACGATGTAGAAATGGATGGTTTTTACGACCTGATCGATATCTTAAATTAAAAACATTTGGAGTTTTAAGAAACCAATTACCAGATTGTATACTTCCACCTTGTGCTTGCGGTGCCATATTTCTTTTTAATGCACGAATAATTAATTTTACTTGTTGTGATTCTTTTTTATTTCTGGGTGATAGTTTAAATTGAAATCTAAAATTACGCAATGTCGGACCATTAAATAGTAGTTCCATGTTTGGATTTAAAATTTCACCATTCCCTCTGGCTAGAAGTTGATTAACAGTTACGTTACCTCCAAAAATATTTACTGCTTTTGCTGCAAGAAATTTTGTTAGTGCATTGGTTGCTACTGTCGCACCACCTGGACCAATACCTTCTGTCACACTCTTTTTGACACCTGCTGCAACATCTGTTACTTGTTGAACTCCAAAAGGATCTTGATTGCCACCGAATTGTGTGTTCATAATTCCTTCAGCAGCTTGAACACCAGTTGCTGCTAAACCATTTAAACTTGATGAACCATATTCAACTTGATTAGTATCTTGTAGATTTGATGGTATTGGTAATAAGATTGTGCCATTATTAATAAGTGGTTTTTTTGATAATCTACCTGATGATCTACGACCAGCTCGATCAGATCCAAATACATTTCCTGTTACATATCTTTTTGAATCACCTGGTGCTGATACATACCCTTCACCTATGGGTACATATTCTTCGATATCAATTTGTAAATAATCTGTATTTTCTGTTAACGCCTCTAGTGGATATCTTAAAACTCCACCTCTTCTTTTTTTAGAATATCTTCTTAATCTACTTTTTGTATCTTTTTCTACCTGCTGTGCAAATTCCTCAGCTCTTTTATCTGCTTCTATTTTAGCAAAATAATTTGGAATATTTGAAAATTCCTCACTATTAAATCCTTTTAATCCATAATCTTTTGTATAGTCAAAACCCTCTAATGATCCTGCATCTCCATTAGAAAAAAAGTTTTTATCTGTTTTTAGAGTTTCATAATCTACACCACTTAGATTTTTAATATCTAACCCTTTCAGATCCCCGAAATTAAATCTATATTTGTCACTACTACTTGTCATATCTTTTTAGTTATTTATACGATATTT